GTTCTTGGCTATCTGGATAGCAATATGTGATTTGCCGATTGAAGGCGGTCCAAAAATCTCAACGATACGACCCTCAGGCAGTCCGCCGTTTGGTTTTCCTGCTACCAAATAATCAAGTTGTTTGGACCCTGTTTTGATCCATCTATTTACATGGGTCGGGCTGTCATCATAGGCAAGATTATAAGCAATCCTGTTCCCATGTTCTTTATTGAGTGACTTAATCAAGTCAGATGTAAAGTCGCTCGTATCATTTTTTCTTGGCATAATTCAAATCTCCTTTAGACACTTTAATTTAAGCGTTGAACTAATAATGTACAAACATTCTTGAATAAAAAAGGGAGTCGCAAAGCGACTCCCCTTAAGAGATTTCTCTCCAACCAAGGCTTACAGATCAAAGTCTTCAAGATCAGCAAAAGCATCATCAATCTTATTAAAAGTCTTACCAGAATCTGCATTCTTGGCAGGCTTAGAATTTGAACGATGCTCTTCTACTTCAGCTTCAGTCTCGTCACCTTCGTTTAGCCAGTTATTGATAATATTCTCTAGCTTTTCGTAGGACTCGAGCTGATAGAAGTCATCCAAGTTGGGAATGGCTGATGTCCATTCCTTAACATTGTCAGCTGAACCGAGTGGGGTTGACTTTGGTCGTGGACGAACTTCTGTGGTTGCCCACTTCATCCCTGGTGCCTTTGAACAGAACACCTTGACATCGTGACCTTCGTTAATGTCAGTGATGTCTCCATAGTCCGGATCCAGCATGACGTTTAGAAGGTTCTGATACACTTGCTTTCCGAAAGCCCAAAGACGTACGCCTTCTGACTCTTCACCGCGGACAATTACCGCAGCATAGGATCGCATCTTAGGATAAAGCTTCTTGGCCAATTCGTATGACTCCTTTGAGCCCTCATCGCGAAGCTTATTAATGAGCTCTTGAATAGGGTCTGGCTTACCAAATTGATAAGGCGAAAGAAGTCCTGGATTGTTACCAATATTATAATAGAAGTAACGCTCCTTGAATGGATTTCCATCATTGTCTGGGAAAGCAATAATACGAACCGCGTATTCCTTTCCTTCTTCGGGGCGCCAAAAGACACGCCGCTTTGAATTGTTTCCAGATAGTTGTCCGAGCTTTTTACGCAATGCGTTAAAGTCAATAGCCATGATTTTTCTCCTTTAAATGTTTAAATGTCTATTGTGTATTTTGTTGTCAACAATGTTGACTTTGATAATATACAATGCCTAACGGCAATGTACAAAACTATTTCTTCTGAACGAAGCTGTAAAGTTTTTCAGCCTCAGCAATAATATCTTCAGTGGTTGGAAACGTAGGATAAGTGACAGTTTTAATGTCAAAGGTCTTATCTCGTTCCAGGCTTAGGTGCATGTGTTGTTCAACTCTATCATGCTCTTTGTGGTATCTTTGCATCAAGATACCTTCGGCTTGTGCCAACAAACCAGCGCGTAGCGCGTACGGATTATTACTACTCATTTTTTTCTCCTGTGTTATGTGTAGTGTGTATGTGCTTTTATAAGCACAATTAATAATACAGGGTACTTAGAATATGTACAAATTAATTTTCGTCTTCGCCTGATCCATAAGGCTTATCTCCAGGACCGTGTCCCGATGCGCCTAATGGACCGGTGTAACCAGTAATTCCACCAGTAACAGATGCTTCGTCAGCATCCATTTCTTCAGTCTCTTCCTCTTCCTCATACTGAGGTTGGGGTTCATCGCGGTGTTTTTCAGTTGTAGTGTCTGGCTCTCCAAGAAGATTTTTCTTTTTCTCTTCGGCCAAAACCTGCCTTACAAATAACCTTACTAATTCCATATCCATGATTAAACTCCCCAATTCGTTGCTTTACTGCTGGTGTAAATAATAAAAGAATCCTTGCCTTTGACTCGCTCGACTCTTAAATTTTTAATAACCGTTGAATCGGCGCTAAGATACCCTGCTTTATTAGCTGCAGAAAGAAGAGCTCTAATAAAACCAAAAGATCTTTTTCCGCCTTTATCATCTTCTTTCCACTGGGGTTTTAATGTAAGGTGGACGCCGTTTTGATTTTTAGAAGATTTCACCAAAATCGCTTCGTCAATTAACGCACCCATTTCTCCAGCGGCTGCAGAATTAAATAGTTTAGCTAAAGAAGCATGCCAGGTTCTTCCAGTCGATTTTTGAACACCTAATTCATCTAACATATCCTTGGCCTCCTTTGGAGTACCGTTTGATCGATATTTCATGTTAGCCAAACCGGCATCTGTAATGGGTCGACCTTTGGATAAAGTGTTATCTGTATCTACTTTTAAAACTTCGCGGTCGTCGCCAATAGTTTTTTCAGAATCTTGCTCTGCTCGACGTCGTTTCTTTTTTTGGTTTTCAGATTCTCTTTTCGGCTTGTCTTCACTTGCTTGTTCTTCTTCTTTTTCTAAAAGAAGCCTTACAAATTGTCTAGTAGCTGTATTCATAATTTTTCAACCTTCACCGGTAATTTAAATTGCAGGCCGACATCTAATGCATCAACCGGAGTTTTGTTCTGCTTGTATATAAATATGAGGCCATCGTGAATTATCCAATGTGGAACTATATCAACCAGCTTAGAAAAATTATAAAATCCGTACAGCGCAGCATCAGCGGCCGATGATTGAAGCCATAAAGCCAAGAGATGCTTCCCAGTTGCACCGTTTAGATTGACAAGCCTACCAAACATATTTCGTATACAGTCGTTTTCTGTCAGGCACTCTAGCTCTTTAATTTTTTCAGATACCTTAAAATAGTCCTCTATCATTTTTGCAAACTTATCTCCGCGACCTGATCCATATAGCGCAGCCATCGTTGCTATTTTAACCTTGGCACGACTTATTTTGTTATCGAATATATCTCTTTGCAAAACATCATAAATATCGGTACGAGGCTCACGACCTTGAGAAACTAAAAGAACGTTTGGCTCGATAGAAACAAAATCAATGGAATAACCATCCTCTAAACCTTTCCTTAAGCCTGAATGCATAGTAAGAACGTTTGGGCCTCCAATTACCGACAATCTTCCTGTTTTAGTCTTCGTTCTTAGGTACATGGGTTTAGATAGCTGTCCATCCCAAAGATGCGGTCTAATATGGCTATTTATATGTTTTTCTAAATTAGAATCCACTAAATCTAAATTATAAACAGCCGGTTTTAACGAATCTATGAAATAATTTATTTTTGCGTGAATACTAATTAAGCGACCATCGTGGACGTTAGTCAATTCATCGTAAAAACCTATCTGTTTGTTTACTAGATCCTGGAATTTTTGATTTCCTATATAAAGACTCCAGGGTGGACTTACACCTAGAATTTTTGAGGATTCCATATAGTTTTCAGGAATAAGGGGTTCGCATGTGTTTCCAAAGATTTTACACATTTCTGATAATGATCTGATTCCATCATCTGCCGTCACGCAGTCATCTTCAATAGTAGAAGACCAACTATACTGACCTAAACCATAAACAAGGTGAGACGATGTAACAAAGTTTTTAGACTTAATAACTAACATAACTATAATATAGCATTGTTTGTTTTTATTTATAAAACAACTTTAACTATCAGCAGCGTCTGAGCCCAGTGCGCTGACTTCAGCAATCATTTTACTGAAGTTGCCAAGCAAGCTTTGGAACGTACCAAATTTCTGTAGAGGCACAAACTTTACAGTTGTTGTAAATTTTCCAGGAGAGAATTTATGACTAACTCCACTAACTCCGTATACATCATCAAGAGTCGTTCCAGTACCGAAGTCTATGAAATACTGCTGGCCAAAATTCATTAACGGGCACCCATAAATTTCCATAGATAATTGTGCTGGAAAAGTTCTCAATGGCAAACCGTCATCAGCGCCACCGTCTGGTCCACCACCAGCTCCGCTGGCTCTTTGCATGTGGATAGTCGCCATACGATTATCTTGTTGGGTTGCTAGGTTAGCCTTAATTACAGCGCTGTAGGTTGAGCCATATTTAATCGATGGCATGTTTCTGTGAAATAGATATTTCAGCCCTGCAGGACCACCTTTTATTCTAACATATTCGATGTTTAAGTTGTCTTGAATTTCTTCTATTGTTGCCGGATTAGTTTCTAATCCAGAAACGGCATCAAAGGTGGGAGATAACTGGTCTATTGGAACAGAGTTTCCACTAGAATCAACGCCTTCAAGGATGTCTAGTTCAGCGAGAACCGCCATCTGCTCGGCAAAAGCGGCTGCATAATTAGACAAACTTATCGCTCTTTGAGAATCTGCATCGGGCGGATCTTCAAGCGCGCGGAAGGCAGCAACAGCTGCAGTATTAATCGCAGATGATAGACTGCCTCTTAAAGATTCCCACATCTCTGCAAACCCATTAAATGAAGTTGCTGATTGATCAAAGAAATGTATTCTTAGAATAGTTGAATTGTCTCCGCCAGAAGAAGCATCGGCGCCAGGAACTGTTTCAAGATACATTTGAACCGATGGTTTGGTAAATTTCTGCTCAGATCCTGGGCCATAAGCAGCTTCAAAAACAGCTTTTTTCTCAGAGGCTATCTGGGTTCTTGCTTCTTGACTTTCTTCATACTGAGATCTAAGTTTCGATTTTCCGGTTTCTGGGTCTCTTTCATAGATTGAACCGAATCCAAATATGTCACTGGCGATGTTGTTGAAAAAAGTTGAATTCATAAAACCAACGAAGCCAGCAAGAGTCATCGATGGAGACTTCTTTACTTTTGCTTTCAATTGTTCTTCGAAAACACTGAGATTAATTGGAAATGAACCAACGTCATGATCCCTGGCATAGGTCGAATATTGGTTCATTGGATAGAACATCAATTGAACTTCATCGAATTTCCTTGTTGAAGCAAGAGGTTTAGCTATAAACTCTAAGGCTATTCGTGCAAAAGAGCTATATCCAACTAATCTTCCAAAACCTTCGTCGTTGTAATCAGGATGATATTCAATACCAACTGCAGAGCAACCTTTGGCGTACGGATCATCTCCAGAAGAAACCGCAGCTTGTTGGGCTTGTGTTGCTGCCTGGATTTGCGATTCAAGATTACTGGCAGCAACCACGGCTTGTTGCATGTTGTTGGCTAAGTCAGTGTAATCTTCGCTGGCGTTTGGATTGCTCTGAATAGAATTTATTACGGACTGCAGTTCTTGCTTATCTTCGTCAGACATGGACATTAATGCGGAGACGCTATTTGCTTTACCCATGACCTGCTCGCCAACCATTTCCTCATTCTCTACTAAATCCGCTCTAATGGATCTCTTTATTTCTCGAATAGATCTTAGAAGGGCTTTAATTTGCTCAAAAGAATTGGCAACGTTATGATCAGTAATCATTCTGAAAGTTAAGTCATTGTTTCCTTTAGAAACTAGTTTTAGATTTATATCTACTTCACCAACATCATTAAATGACATCCCAGAATTTACAACCTGAAATTTTTCTTTGACCCTTAATGCATTAAGCATTGTAGCAAAGTCATTAGCGCCACCCATGCCTTCAGGATGTGACCAGCCATATTCCGCTAATATCTCAATATTTGCCAATCCGTCAGGCTTAACAAGCTGACCTATCTCAGCCAACCTAGAGCGGTCGTGCAATGTAAAAGACATCGATGCGGATTTTGTAGAAATCATGCCTCTAGCCGGTACAACTTCGACGTCGAAAGATTTCAATGTCATAAAAGGCCTAAACCTGTCTATTACACTGGCTTGCCGGCCCGCAGGAGTCATTCTCTCTGGGCCTATATCATAATGTGGTTCGTTTCCATTAACTAGAGTCTGTGGGCTTGTAAATACTTCCATTCCTGCAACAGTGGCTGGTGCTGCTTCGGTTTTTGGCTGTCCGTTCTCATCGAAAGCGATCGTTCCGTCATCGTTATAAACCTGTTGTGTAGGAAGTTGAAGACCTTTTGGTAAAGCTCGAACCCAAGGATCAGTTTCTTCAACGACGGCTTTACCGTTTAGAAACCTAAGTAAGCTAATTCCATCACCTATTTTAATCTCGCCACCTATATCTTCAACTTGCTTTGTTTTAGTAAGCAGTTTGATGTCAACATAAGGTTGACATTTTGAAATTTCAACGGTGGGCAATAAATTTAAAAATATTCCGACCAGACCCGAACTTCTGTTTGCAAAATTCAGAGCAGGGTTATGAAATTGTATTGCTGTTATGTTTGGGGCTTCTTTTGTAGGAGCATCAAAACTTGAATTAAAATTATTCCCAGGACCCAGTATAGTCGACATTTGTCCCCAACTACAGAAATCAGGAGTTATGTCTTCAGCATGGATTGTAAACAATCTTCCGTGATCAGTGTCGCCATTGATCGCTGCCACAAGATTATCACCAGGATCAGCACCAGCGACAAAATCAGATGCAGCTTCGATAAACTGTGAAGTAAATGTACCTCCATCTGTCATTCCCACCAAAGCACCGATTAAAACCTCTAGATCACTTCCTGGCGCTACGTCGACTTCAGAATCCATCGATTCAAAAGCATCTGTTGCAGAAGCAGGGTCAACTCCGCCACCGGTGGAAGCCAAATTCAGTAACCTGGCCACAAATTGGTGTTCGCCAATATCTCCAGTGAAAAAACCTAGTCTGTTAACAGCTCTTCTTATGTAATCAGAATTCGACATATTATACCAATGCGTTGATCCTTTCTATTTGAATTGGAACATTAATTATAGTACCAGGAGGGATTTGTAAAGCCCACCCTATATTAGAGGCAGCAGCTAAAACCCACCATAGCCTAGCATCTCCTAAATATTTCGCAGCAACTATATCTAATCGTTCCGACTCTTTGGTCTTATATCGCTTAAACTTAATTGTGCCGTTTCTAATTCCATTTTTAATTTTATTTATCGATTCATTAGTAGCCAACAATTTTCCGCCGCGGATTCTTCGATCTGATCTGTATCTATTCATGCTGTTCTCCTATGGCCTATGGTTCATCTTCCAAGTATTGTGTCTGTGTTACATGATAGGTCGCATCTCTAGCATCCATTCCTTCAGGATGTACATCTTCATGTCTATGAGGACTAGATCCAGCCACATTGAATACAGGTGCACGAATCATACCATCTGAATCGAGACCTGGGGCAACATCGTGGATCGGAGTAAACGCTATTGAGATCTTACAGCCCTTTGGAGCTTTGTATCCAAAGTTTCTCGTATCCCAATTAATTGTATCATTTATCCCCCAGTCAAAATTCAATGATGTTATAACACCAGCTAGACCACGTCCTGCAGTTGTCTCAAAAGACCGCATAATGGGATTCTTATCGCCAAATAATCTTTCTCGCATTGCGTCAATTTCTGCAGTAGTTGGCGGAGGATCCTGGGTTGTGACATCAACATCTTCAAGTGAAGCGGCAGTATCAGGGAATATTGCCGTATTTACACCGTGACAGATTAGAGCAGCTGAATCCATGTGGTTAATGTCACGGTACGATAAGAACGCGGTCGTGATTGCTTCACCTGTACTATTTCTTGTAGCTATTCTGTTTTGTGTAGGAAATCCAGGGGCCGGATTTGAAGGAACTAATTCTACCTTAATAACAATTTCTTCCTGGTTTGGACTAGTGCCTCCAAGCGGATTACTAAAGGGATGATACGAAAGTATTTTTACACCGATATTTCCTTCAACAATCGTTGCAGACCAGTCAGATCCTACGGTATTTGTATCCGGATCAAATGCTACTAAAGGATTATATGGAGGATCTAAAATTACTATACTTCCAACCGGCCAGCCTCTAGTGTCGTCATGGCCGCCTTCAGGAGTAAGCGGAACTTCATTAACTTGGTTATAAATTTCCATTGTGGCCGTTTCACAAGAAACACCTTCGATAGTTGTTGTTACAGGATCATACTGTTCTAAGACCTGGAAGTTAGGATCTGCCACTCCCATCAGTCTTGCTATAGCCTCTCGAGAGTAATTAGATTTAATCAGGTCTCCGACCCTCATTCTAATAACAGGCGTTGCGGTTGTGACTTGAGAGAAAGGCTGAACAAATCTGGTGACTCCATCAGGGCCATTATGTTCAAGCATTGTCCCTCGTGAAAACTGCGGATAAACCATAGCAATAAGTTTATTCATTTTGAAATACATTTCCCTCATATCCTTTTTATTATAAGATATAAGTGTAAAATCTATGTTAATTGATCGCGAGGTTTTTGAGTATATTTGCACATCGTCAATTCTACCAAAGCCTGAAGAAGCGTTGTATTGCGGACTAAAACTGTCAGACAAAGCGTTCAAGAATGCGTGAAAAGCGACAATTTCATTAGTTCTCAGATCATGGAAGTAGAAAGGTACATGCTCGGCTTCTAACATGTTTTCGATTGCTTCGACCTCCTCTCTCGAGAATCTGTTAGCACTCGGAGCATCAGGCACAGGCTCACCCAACTTATTAAGAGCAGCACTAGAAGCGTTTGTGGATAAGCCAGCAGGTGCAGCGACGACTTGTAGAAGGCCATAAAATAAATCATTGGTCTGTTCATTACTAGTTAAACCAATTGTTCCCGCAGAACCGCCAGGACCGACAAATCGTGAGCGGCCTTGCTTAAAAGCGTTCGGAAGCAAAAGAAGAGAAGGGATGTTTCTAACTGACGTGGCACCATTTAAAGATGAGAATCTATTTGCAGCGTGACGATTGGCAGCGCTGTTTACCATTCTATTCAAGTCTCTTACACGGGAAAATCTATAAGGCTGCGGCGTCAGGCTGGAACCTCCTGAAACACCGGAAGCAGCGATGTTTTCCGCGATGATACACATCGATCTAATAAATTGCATTGCTACACAATCTTTAAATTCTGTCAAAAAAGCCGTGGAATTTGGAAGCTGATCAAAAGGAACGTCTGGTATCTGTGGCAATCCAAAGTTATTTCCTGGCCTGACCATTCTTTTTAGTTTTCGTACGAAAGTTTTCCAAAATGTTGTTACAGTCGGATCAGCTGCTAATTGCTCTTTGATGTTTGTTAAACCTAACTGTACCAGCCTTTTTATAATGTCGTTCGGGTTACCGGTTGCGGTTATTGTAAATCTAGGAACAGGTATACCAAGTCTTCGAAGGAAAGCATAACCTGCGTTGGCTAGAGGAAAAGTTGGTGTACCAGAAGTTTCACCAGTTTCGAAATCAATTGCAGTGGGAGACGGAAAATTTCCGAAACCGAATCTTTGACCTGGTGCCAAACCCGATGGGTTATGCGGCTGGTTTGTGTAAATTCCACCATAACTAAACATTGACGTCAGGCCGCTTAGAAGATCTAAGGCCGGTTCTAATAATTCCATTGCCTCATCTAGACCTTCGCCAAGTACAACATTCGCTTCATCGTTATGATCTATGCCGAACGGGAAATCAGGAGTATTTAAAACACCGTTAGAACTAGAAAAATCTATTGCTGAACCGTTTCCATCAGGTGGACCATTATCTGGATCAGTTGAATCAGGCATGCCGGAATCTGGGTCTAAACCAGTTTCAGGATTTACTGTACCGTAATTTAAATTTGCACTCACTCCCCTGGGATCAGAAGGGTTCGACGAAGGGTCTCTTGCTAAAGTTAGTTGCGACTCAGGAAATGCATCTTTTGCTCTTTGCCCGGTGTTTAAAACAAATTGCGCAATTTGCTTAATTTTTTCTAATTGAGGATGATCCTTCCTCACCCCAAATTCGTCAACAAAATCTATGTTTTCATATCCATCTGTCAAAGGAGTAGCAAATGGAGCATTTGGTGATGTTAAAGCAGAAAATCTACTGGTTTCCAATATATTGCCTACTCTTGCTGGGATAGTTGGACTATTTAGAAGCGTGTGCCCATCAGTTTGAGCGTTTTTATCTAGAGACGGTCCATCAATACCCTCAAGGTCAAGAAAGAAACCCAGTCGATCAAGTATTTGAAACCCGGTTCTCAAATTCAATTCTTCAAGGCTGCTTGGAGTTGGTTGTATAAAAGCTTCCTGAGGATCACTAACAGTTGTTAATGGAGCCGGCTGGCCGGTAGAAGGATCTGTTAAGCCAAGTGGTGTTAAGTCTGGTTCAACAGGGAACATGTTTTGCTCTTCTAAGCGCTCAAAACCTTTTGTCTTTTGTGATAAATAATCCCCAATTGAAGCTCGTGTATCATCTGATATATCATCTAATCCAGGTTGAGAGGTCGGATCATTCGTTCCGGGTTCTTCTCCACCATAGGGAGACGTTCCAGTACCCTCAGGGTTCATCCCGCCATTTCTAATCTCAGCTAAAAGTTCTCCGATAGTTGGCATTATTATTCTCCCGCAGCTTCAGCGCCACCGGCATCAGCGCCGCCGCGACTAGTGTTGATAACAAAGAACGGACCGCCTTCAGCATCGTCTCCAAGAGCAGCGGCAAGATCCTTGGAATCGATGTTAACCTTGAAGCTAACATTGATATTTAGGCCTTCATGTTGGACAGTAACTGTACCATCCCCGGCTAGACCGGCAGCGACCTTTTGAACAGTTGTCTCGGCAGCTAATGGTTTCAGTTCACCAAGGGCTGCACCTACCGTGTTTATTTTATTTACGAGCTCGGCCGTGTTTCCTAAAGTCTTTTCGGCTAACGTTCCAATTTCCGGAAGTTTGCCTATAGATTCAAATAATTTTGTTAAAGAGTCATTTATTCCGGCTACGCTATCTGAAATACTTCCAACATGTTTCGCGTAAGATTGTAATTCGGTGGATAATGTGCCTAATTCTTCTGGACCACCGAAACCCTGCATGAATGTCATAAAACTAGGCAGTATTCCGTTGAGGTCTCCCTTTGACGCGCCGAAGACACCTTTAAGTGCAGTCCCTAAAGCAGCCCTTAATTCGTTAGGCCCTTTATTTTGAATCCCTTGGTCTAACGTAAATAAAGCATCAAACATGCCAGTAATCCCATTCGTCATGTCTGTTATGGCAGCTATCATTGGATTCATTTCTTTAACAACTGCTACTACCATTCCGGTGAGTTGTTTAAGTTTATCAGCACCGTAAGTTGATACAAAATTCTCTATTACTTCGCCGACATTGGTTACTTCCGGCAATGCGACTCCGAGGGCTGCGCCGAGAGCTTTTAATTTTTGACCAGGTTCGCCGACAGTTATTTCGCCAAGTTTCTCCATCAAGTCGCCAACGGCTCCTGTCATAGAGTTAATTCCATCTAATTTTGCAGCAGCCTCATCTAATCCAGTCGTATCCAAGCCGGCGACATCTTTCGAAAGTTTATCAACAGATTCCTGGGTTGGACCCTTAAGTGATCCTTCCATTTCCTCAGTACCTTGAGAAAATCCTGCTGCAGTCTGTTCACCCATTTCAGCCATAAGTGTTGATGGAGACGATATACCTAAGAAGCTCTTAACGCCGCTAATTGCAGCTTCCATTTTTTCTTTGAGTATTTTTGCGATATCAAACGAACCAGTAAATCCAGCTATCATGTCCACAGCCATGGCGACCATCGTTGCAGGATTAAGATATTTTGCAATAAAACCAATTGCATCAACTATAATGCCCTTCACCTTATCAAAACCTTCCCTAAACGGAGTTGCTATGTCAAGGCCAAATAGCGACTCTGTTATCGCACTAACAGCGTCAAGAATCATGAACGAAGGCATCATTAAAATATCTATCAACTGATCAATGCCGGATGTCAGGACGTTAACTATGTTATCAACCGCATCGAAAAGGAACTGGGCCACCATAGGACCAAATTCTGTCACTTTTGCTAAAATGAAGTCCAGGCCTTCAATGAATTTCAGTGGTATATACGTGATTAAGTCAATGTATGTGTTTACCATGTCCATAATGACATCTTTTAAGGCACCGAAAGCCGACGCTGCAGCGTCAACTACACCCTGCATTTCGGCCATCATCTCTTCAGGCATTGCACTAATAGAGCCCATGAAACCATCAACAACATTCCCGCCGAAGCCAGCCATTACTGTTGATGGAGATGAAATACCGAAGAAGTTTTTAACAGAATCAACTGCTCCTTTGGCCATGTTTCCAACTTTTTCGGCTAAATTAAATTCTGACATGAATCCTGTTATTGCATCCGCAGCCATTGAGATCCACGTCATTGGGTTGAAATAGCTGGCCACTGTGCCTATGGCAGTTCCAATTGATCCAACAATCTCACTGAACTTAGTCCAAAGTGGATCAAGAAAAGCAGCTATTGGTTCAATAATCGGAGCAATATAATCATTGTATAAACCAGTAAACATTTCACCTAGTGTGGTAATAGCACCAGACACTGCATTGTAGGCAGCCATAAAAGTACCCTGAAGCACTACCATGAATATCTCACCCATGGCACTCATTATTGGCTCAACCACTGACCACAACATCTGGAATAGATTAGCTAAAGAACTTAACATGTTCATAAATGGATCGACCACTGCTGCCATGACGTAATCTTTTATGAATTGAAAAACGTTTTGCAGCATTTGATACATGCCTTCAAAGAACGGAGTAAACTTATTAAAGAAAGCTGCCATTCCGTTTTTCATGTCGGCAAGGCCGCCTTCGAAGGCTCCAGACAAGTCGAATATTCCGAAAGTTAAAAAGTCAAATACATCTAAAAGAACCTGAATAGGAATTGTAACAGTATCGACCATTGATCCAATGAAATACCCGACCTTTTCACCCATTGTTTTAGTATCGTCGGTTAAGAAACTAAATAAGTCCATTAAGTTTTCGACTATTTCAACAACTGTCATGATAGCAGCTATGGCTATTCCTATAGGGGCTGCGATTGCTGCTAAGGCTGAACCGACAGCACCGAGCATAGCGCTGAACCCTGCAGCTATTCCACCGCCGGCCAAACCTCCAGCTGCAGTAAAGGCAGTACCGAATACACTAGCCAATCCGGGGATAACCATCGTAGTTACCAGACTAGACAAAGTGGCAAAGAGCATCGAGATTGCGCCAGAAATAATTGCGGGTCCAAATAAGACTCCAAAGACCGCTAAAACTTTCCCAGGATTTTTTGTCGCCCAGTCCACCAAGAAATCCACTAATTGACTGAGCACTTCACCAGCAAGATCTGCAAGCGCACCCATAAGAGGCTTTATGTTTTTCGACAGTGCATCGAAAACATTAGCTATACCTTCGTTGATCGGAGAATCTTTGCCACCAAACATGTTTGGGCCTTCTTGAGCAAATCCATTCGCTAAGCCATCTGTTAGATCTTTAATTAACGAAGTTGCGTTCGATAAAACCCAGTTAAGGGCTGTCGCTATTCCATTAAGAATTTTTCCACCAAACTCTTGTACTTTATCACTCGAAAAGAAATTCTGGATAGCATCATTAATTCTGCCGGTGAACTGTTTAAAGTCTCCGGTTTTAGCAAGTTCTACAATTGCATCTTTTATGTCTCTAAAGAATTGCACAATGCCATCGAGAAGACCTTGTAAAGTATCCAAGTGTTGGCTTGAATTGGAGCCAAAAACACCGGTAGAACCGAACAACTCATTTGCAAGTTCTTTACCTATTTCAAAAACTTCACGAAGGGCGTCTCGAACTTTCTGTGAGCCCTTCATAAACATCTCTGTGTATGATAATGCATGCATAAAGCCATCAGTAAACGCTTCAAAGAAGCCCTCAACTCTATCCATCATGTGCTCAACGGATTTTTCGATTCCCTTTGCGGCCTCAAGCATAGCTTCTTCAGGAGACATCTGTTCTTGAGCAGCTTCAGCGTCTGCGACCATCTCATCAAAAGATACATCAGCGTTTGCAGGATCCATCATGGCGTATAGATCGTTTGGATCAACACCCATCTGTTCCGCCAAATAGGCCTTTTCCTGACGGGAGAGATCATCTAAAGATCTACCGGTCTCCATAAAGGCCTGTCTCATCATGTCCATTTGTTCAGCTGGAGATTCTGCATTCATCAGCGCCATGGCATCAACGTTCATTCCGAAAGTTTCGGCTAATTTAGCTGCTCCAACAGCTGCATCTTCAAAGTTGGCGAACTTATCAAACATTCCCTTTAGGGAGTCGATTTCAACACCTAATTTAGCAGCATAGGTTGCGGTAGCAGTTAATTCAGCACGAGACATGTGGCCAAATTCTGCCATATTCTCAGTTAACTTGCTGAGGTTTTTACCTATAACCTTTCCACTAACGCCGTACTGCTTGCTCATTACCATGACTTGAACAGTTGTTTCTTCCAGGGCAGTGGTCATGTCTTCACCAGCCTGGACTGCCTGATCTCTTAGACCAGCAAGCGCCTCGGCTGACATTCCTAAACCTTCGTTCATTACTAAGGCAGCAGCAGCATTGTCGACAAAATCATCAGCCAGACGATTGAAAGAAGCCCCGAGGTCTTGGGCCATCTGAGACATTGCTTCAAGGGCGCCTGTCAGATTTGTACCATAAATTGCACCCAAACTCATGCCTGCTGTTGAAGCAAATTCATTTCTTAAAGCCTTATTCATCTCAACGACGGCTTTACCTTCGTTGGAAGCAAGGTTTCCAAATTCCCCTCTAACTGCCTCATATGCCTTGGCTATTGAATCGCCCTGTGCTGCGATGTCTTGGGCCATTGATAGCAAGCCGGACCACGATTGCATCAAGGCGCCGACAGCTCCCTTAGCAAGATTAAAGATACCAGAGGCAAGGCCACTAACGGCATTAAAAGTTCCGCCTAAAACATTCTTAAATGTTGACATTCCTTTTTGCGCGCCCACAAGGACAGAACCAGCAACAGCGAACTGTTTTCCCATCTTTTTTGCGGCATCCCCTGCATCTTCAGAGCCGCTGGCCAGATCTTCCAGCGCGCTGGTCATGTCCTTGACGCTATCACTATCGATATCATCACCAGCCCCGGCCAATTCTCGCATATAGTCGGTCTGCTGACTAATTGTACTACCCAAGGCTTCGAACCCTTTCGAAACCTTTCCGATCATATCGTTTATCGATGTCAGCAGCGATAATTGTTCGCCTAGATCTTGGTTAGACATACTTTAAATCCTAGAATGGCCACTTAATTCCAGTAGCTTCCTGATACACTTTTGCAGCCTGGTTCTTCTTAGAAATCTGTTCAACAACCTGATCCAAATTGTAGTCGCCATGTAGCATGTCATAAAGAACTTTTGACTCAAAAATTACATTTGCCAACGGCTCTGCATGAGCTTTAGACTCCACCACCAACTTTGGCTGAGAATCACCCTTGATAAAGCTTATCATATCTATAATTTGTTTTGGATCCATGTTTTTCCTCCCTAATAAGAATAATTATGCCTAGACAAAAAATTCAAAAAAAGAAAGCCGCTCAAGGCGGCATTATCTAAGTAAATCTTCGAAGTTTAGCTGGAACATGTGTTCTATGGTTACCCATTAGACCCCTAGCTTCTGGGGTATTAGTATGGGCAGCCTTAGATTGGATCTGCTGGCCGTCTTTACCCTTTTCAAACTCTTGATTAATTCTTCTAATAAACCAATTTCTTTGCCAAACAGGAATATTGTAGGCTTCGTAGTAACTGAAGCCCATATAGTACATTAGCCCAAAAATATGCTCTAATATATAGGTCTTATCCTTCGGCGTCAGGCCAAAAAAACGATGCCCCTAACGGCATTCTAACCTCCGATTCTTCACCACAGTGTGGACATTCCATCCATGACTTCATTTCGATCCCTGGCTCTATCTTATCAATATGGGCTCTAAGAGCGCGAGAATCGCGAGCCGGCATATTTCTAATAAACATTTGGATCTTTGTTTTATCGGTAACGTTGTCGACTGCCTGGATTTGATAGCGGTACCGTAAAGTAATCATATTAGAATTTTTAGATCCAGACTTTTTAGATCTTTCATTGAGCTTATTAATTTCAGCTTCATCGCCACCATCAAGAAACTTATATTTAACTACTTTTTTGGTAAAAGGTAATTCAAAGGAGAATAAATTTTGACCCAGCTGGTCGGGGTCTTCTTCTAATAGCTTAAGTGGAAGCTTGGTAAGATCAAAACCCTGGGAAGATGTTTCTTTACACTCAGGACACTGGACTTCAGCACTATAATCTGAACCATAACCAGTAATTCTCAGAGATGTCATGATGGCATTGCGATCACCGGCAACTAACGAATGAGGATCGATGGCTTTATTTACTAAGCAAGATCTGATAAGCTCTGTAATGACTGTTCCTTTTTTAATAAGGGCTCGAGAAGTAAGAATATCTTCCTCTCTAGCAGTCATTGGTCTAATTTCAACTGTCGTCTGCATGTGCAGCGGTGAACCTTCTGGATATACTTTACCTCCAGATGGAAGAGGGACGAGTTCGGTCGGAATATCCAAACCAAAGTCGTCCTTCATCGTGTTTCTGACAGGCATGCCAGTCATTTTCGCGCGGTCGCCAGGAGCTCCACTAAAAATATCATTGTTTCGTTTTTCACCAGACATAAAATAATCTCCAAATTAATCTGAATACACTTCTTAATTTAGAGATTACTACGTCTTTGTAAAATGAAAAACAAATATTTTTAGTATTGCAATACGCAGTTATCAAATCTCATCGAAAGGCTGATTTCCGTAGGATCGTCAGTACCGTAATCCAAACCACCGAAGTCAGCGGAAGTAAGGAAAGCACCTTTGATGTCCCAGAACTCAACTACAGTTCCGACTGGATCCAACAGCTTGAGCTGAATGTCTCTCTTGTAGAAATCAGCGTAACCAGCGCGGCCAGAAACTGATTCGTAGTGTGTACGAATCCATTCCATTACCTGCTGCGCTCCGGATGGAGCAATGGGATCGTGGATAGTAACATCAAATGTTCCAAGATCCGCCTTACCGGCTAAGTATCTTTTCGAATTGATATACTCGATAGTGTTCTCATTGAAAGAGATGGAAGGGCGCTTAGCGGTCTTGACAAGAAAAGCGTCAATACCTTCGATTGCTAAAACCCACCTATTTTGTCTTTTTGGCTCGAACTTATTCGGGAGCAAATCGACGACGTCTAATGTTTCTGGCATTTTCTATTCTCCTGTTATACCATTAATTATGTGGTTCACAAAAATTGTTGATTAAATTTCTGCGCCTTGGTTAGTTACAACGAAATCAAGTGAAATAAACTCAACGGCTCTAGTAGGTTGTAAGAAGATCTTACCACGAACTGTGTTATTTTCAACATCAAGTTGTGTAGTTGTACTAGAGTCGATTATTACCTTAAATCTATCTAATCCTTGCTGAGCTTGGATTCTAGCCAAGATTGGCTGGACAGCTCCAGAGAACCTTGCTAAGGTACTCTCACGATTAGGTTCGAAGATAATAGTGTTAGCAACTTTCTTGACTTTTCTACGGATGTCGATAAGCAATCTTCTTACATTAACTCTGTCAAGTGCAGATTGAGCTTGCAGCAACGTTTTCTGTCCGAAAACAACTACACCTTGAGAGCTTGGGAAAGAAGTGATAGGATTGATATCAACTTCATAGAGTGTGTCAAGATTTGCTCTGTTCATCTTGACCTGCGCTTGTTCAGTAGTTGCCAATGCTCCGCGAGTAAAGCCCGCAGGTGCAAACCAAGGATGTGCAACCTTATCATTAAGTGCCATTGCTCCTAAAACTGCAACAGATGGAGGACATCTGACATTGGCACCAGAAACTGGATCTCTGACCAAGCAGTCTGGGAAGTAAGCGGCAGCGAAACTTGTATCTAAGCCACGAGCTTGTAACTTAGCCGCTGTGTTTGTTACACTAATTTCTTGCACGGAACCCGTTACAATACCCGAAGTGCCGGTATAGTCGCATTCTTCAATGTCCATTACATAAAGGGCATCGAATCTTTCTTCTGTTCTATCGATTGCGTAATCTGTAACAGCAGGCTCACGAAGACCAGGGATTGCCAGCAACTGAATGTCTATCGATGATTTCTCTGCGATAACATCAAGAGCTTTACGATATGCAGCAACCGTAGGACCGGCAGTACCACCTTGAACGGCAGAATCAGATATTTCTCTGACAGCTGCAGCATTCAACATTTGCGCCTTATCGGTATCAAAGATGTTTACTCCGTCAAAGCCACCTTGCATGAAAGTGGTGAACTTGTAGTATCTTCTAGAGGCTTGCTGAGCAAAATCTTTATCAATGTCCAAGAATCTCATGCCTGAAGTTCCAGGATTTTGACCACTTCTGTAGTATCTTGCCGAAGCCCACTGTGTAGGATCAACAACATCTTCAGCACTCTTGGTCTTAATCAATACTCTTTCCAAGGTAAATTTACCATTAAGGAATCTGTCAGCATCTAAAACAGCACTGTTTGCATCTGCAACGCCTTCGTTTGCGCCAACCCAAGCTGGATTATTTCCTTCATAACCTGGATGGTACTTGGTCCAGTTTTTCATGTTATGGTTGATCGCTGTACCATCGTTTGGAATGTCAACATCAGTAACCTTAGTGTTGTGGATTCCCCAGTAAAGATCAGAAACAACTCTTGCCTTATTTCCAGTGCCACTCGCAACAGAACTTCTGTAGAGAAGCGGAGCCTGTACCATATCAAGGAACATGTGTTGTTTTGCACTACCACCTTCTGCAGGAAGAGCGGTACTGTCTGGAGAGTGTGGATTTAACATTGTAGAACCAGATGTGACCAAGTGATATGGACCGCGGAATCCTACTGGAAGGGCTTCTGCATTCATCGTGCCTGCATCGATTGAGGCTACAACCTCAACCCTGATATAAGCTGATTGATTAGCATAGGAACCTTCTACTACCAACTTTTGATTTGCAGTTGCTTTATCGAAGTCGTAGAATATGTTCTGATCACCGATAATTCTTGAAATGTATCTAGGACTGTTTGGATCCAAGCTACAACCAATGAATTTCTCAAGGATAACTGGATTAGTATCGTAGTCGTCAAATCGACGTACTAAGACATCAAAAGTACCATACTTGTTAAGAACATCTCTGCTCTTTTGAATATTGGCAATAGAGACCTTAACTTTATCATTTCCGTAAACACCGGCGTCTAAAGCGTGGAACTTAAACAAGTTCTTTTCTGAATTACCGAGCGTTTGAGAAATAATGAAAGGAGTACACGCGTGACGGAATCTATATTCAAACCCTTCATAGTTAGGAACATAATCGCCGCTACCATAGTCGTTTCTACCACCAGCACCACTGTTAATCAGAACACGAGTTCTATGACCCTCCAAACCGTGAGATGGAGCAACAACCGCAAGTGCAGGATCAACATCAAAATATGAATAAAGCAAGTGACCCTTGGTTTCTATAGATCCAGGATCCGTGTTTAAAATCTTTGCAAAGTAGTTGCTTGCGCCAGGATCCATAGAAGCTGAAATAACTTGAGGATAAGCGCCGGTATAACCGTTCAAGAAGAGAGTAAACGTTGATCCACCGTTTGCACTAAGATCCATGGCTCCGTGTTGAGCACCAGCATCTAAATATTGACCATAGCTGCCCTGAGCAACCGAAGATCCGGTAGTTGGGTTTGAAGCTCCTGATCCTGAAAGCCCAGGAAGAACCCCAGAAGGAAACATTAAAACGCCTCTGAGAACCGAGGCTGACATCGGAGTGTCTATGCCTGCATCCTGGAAGTATGTAGAACCAAGAGACTCGGACATGATCGTTCCAAGAAAAAATGTTCTACCTAAAGGACCACCAGCTCCTGCTTTGGAGTTGTGTCCAACAGTTCCAACGTCCTGTACTTGTCTTGCTCCGACGACGAATCCAGCATTTTCTACCCTACCGGAGGAAAGAGCTTTTTCACCCTTACCAATACCTAGCGTTCTGACGTAAGCACCAGACCGAGCATTTCTAATCCATTCCGCTACTGCGATTGGACCAAATTTCTTACCATCAGATGGTCCAAATTTTGATGCAAAGTCTGCCATTGTTGCAAAAGATACTGGAACAAATGCCGGACCTTTTTCAGCCGTACCGATCACAACGGCCGGCGTTCCTTGAATAGTTACGGTACCTGGTTGGCTTAAGTCGATCTCGGTTGCGGAGACCCCAGGACTCTTTAGAATTTTTTCTGCCATTTGTTAAACTCCTGTTTATCTATAAGTATTTATTCAAACGAAACACCGGCGTTTGTAATGATAAAATCGATTGAAATAAATTCGATTGATCTAGTTGGGACTACGATAATCTTACCATTCAACCTATTGTTTTCTTTATCAAGCTCGGTATTGTTGGTATCATCCATAACAACTCGGAAAGATTCGACACCCTGTTGTGCTTGAATAAGCGAAAGTCTAGGCGATACAAGATTAATAAATCTATCTCTCGTTGCTTGGTTATTTTGTTCAAAAAGTAATCTGTCTGCAACACCGATAACTTGGCGCTTCAATTCGAGCATCATTCTTCTTACGTTGACTCGATCAAGCGCTGATCTGGCCATTTGAAGTGTCTTCTGTCCGAAGATTACAAAATCTCCACCAGGGAAGGTGGCAATCGGATTAATTCTAGCATCATACAACTCATCGCGATCATTAGTAGTCAATCTTGCAGTGACGTTCTTGACGAATCCTAAAGCACCTCTGTTGAAACCAGCGGGAGCAAACCAAGGATAAGAAACAGAATCAGTATAAGCAAGTGCTCCGATCGCCGCAATAGAAGAAGGAACCTTAACGTTTCTTCCGCCGTTTGTAGCGTCCTCGATGAAGACATCTGGGAAATAAGCTGCAGCGTAGTTGTTATCAATGCTTCTTCTTGTGAATTCCTCTGCAGTCTTTACAACTCCAGGACGGCCAGCTGAATCATCGAACAATCGATTTCCATCTTCATCATACGCTGGAATATCCATAAGATATATTGACATACTGTAGTCTTTATTACGATCAGCGGCGAAATCAGTGACGTATGGGTCTCTAATGCCAGGGATAGCAAGAATATTTGTTCTTACAGTCATAGGATCGGTCATAATCTCGGCTGCAGCCCTATAAGAAGCGACAACATTGTTTAATTTACCAGCACCAGACTGTGCATTAGTTGCTGTACCCGAAAGACCGAGACCATTTGTAATACTATCAGCGGCTTTTCCACCAGTTTCAGTAGAAGCTGCCTTGTCATTCATTCTCGAGATGTCTTTATCCAATATATTCAATCCGTCGAATCCACCAGAGAAAATATTGGTGAATTTTGTGAAAGCAGTGAATCTATTGAACAGCAAAGAACTCGAATTGATTAGCGTTGCTAAAGTAATTCTATCTGTATCTTCAATCGGATCGTTCACAGTGTAAGTTTTTGGATCGACCGAGCCGTTTCTAATGTAAACTGCCTCTTTCATGTGCTGACTTGAAGAGCCAGTCAGAGAACCGTTTGTATCGATATGGCCGGCGCCGTTCAATTGTTGTCTAAGTGCAACACGCGCCAAAGTAAACTTATGATTGTGGAATGAATCCGACTGGGTGCCGGCAGAAGTGAGTGCATCAAGCTTCTGAATACCGGTCAGCTTTGTATAAGTTCTAACAAGCGGATTGATCTCCGATCCAGCATTAGAGTTAAATACATTCGCAGATCCACTAGCAATACGGTCTAATTTAACACCCCAGTAGAATCTTGCATCAGCTCTTTCTTTCAAGCCAGGCTCACCCAAAAAGACTGGTGAAGAAGATTTCACAGCGCCCTTAGTAACCTTGTACCTGAATGGAAGAGGAGGAACGATAGACCCAGTAAGCGTCGTAGTGTCTTTACAATGTAGCCTAGAAGTTCCAAGATCGTAAGAACCGTCATCAGCCGATGGGTTAGTTCTTGTTGGAGAAGTATTAAGGCCGCCAATTCCTCGGAAACCGAATGGAAGTGCAGCTGCAGGAACTTCGCCAGACTCAAACTCATCAGACATTTGTACTCTAACGTATGCTGATCTGTTTGCATACTTTCCAGAAAGCACTAATCTTCTTTCATCTTCGTTTGCTTCGTCAAAGTTAAACCTAAGTTTGAAATCACCGATAACTCGTGCAACGAATCTTTCGTCATTTGGATTTAAGCTGCAGCCAGGATATCTTTCAAGAATTTCTGGAGCTAAATCACTATCATCAAACTTTCTAACTTGAACTTCGAACGTTCCATAATCGTCGTTAGGATCATTAGAGGCTTTAAGGTCAGCAATAGAGATTTTGAATTTATCATTTGCGTATGAACCGTCAGAAATGCACTCGAAGTGGAATAAGTCGAATTCTGAACTACC